TGGAACGGAAAGAGCTTGGGAGCATTCCCAGCTTGCCGGACCCAAGGTCGAGTCAAGGAAAAAATACAATTTCTCTATCTTTATTTCATTGGAAATCAACGCGTTACGCTTAGGTTGACGCCAATGCGTCCACCGGCCTTGCTCCCGCTCAGAAGGACTCTGGCGTAGGGAAATCGAAGGTTGGGACCATGGCCCACCACGCCTCTATCGGATCACTCTTCGCGACGGGGAACGATTTGTTAGACGTCTATAAGGACAAGAGCGGGCAGAACGAGCTTCTGGCCCATGAATCGCATTGACTCCACTACCCTTGACGACACCGTTTGATCATGCCGTCCAGACCATCATCCTATACCCCACACCCTTGACTCTCTGATGAAATTCCTCTCTCCCTGGTTCTACCACCTGGCTTCGTTTGTGCTACTAGGCGCGGTCTTGCAATCACAGGCAAACGGCGCGGACGGATTTGTGATTACCGGTTCGATGGCTTCGCGTCGGCTCGGCGATTCCACTGCGACTTTGCTGACGAACGGCAACGTGCTGGTTACGGGAGGGCAGAGCGGCGGCTACGGCCCCATATCAAGTGCGGAGATTTATAACCCGGCGAGCGGGCAGTGGAGCGCGACCGGCTCGATGACAAAGGGTCGCTCCAACCACACAGCGACTTTGCTAACAACGGGCAAGGTGCTGGTCACGGGCGGCTCAGACTCCAGCGCGGAGTTGTATGACCCGGCGACCGGGCTGTGGAGTGTGACTGGATCCTTGCCCGTCGCCTTGCAGTTTCACACGGCGACACTCCTACCAAACGGCAAGGTACTCGTGCTGGGCGCTACCCGTCCGTACTTCAGCTACATCAATACAACCGTAATCTACAACCCTTCTACCGGTGGGTGGAGTCAAACCGACTCGCCGAACCTCACCCTCCAAAACCACACTGCAACTTTGTTGGCCAGTGGCAAGGTGTTGGTCACGGGAATAGGCACCTCCAATGCGGCGCTTTACGATCCGGCGACGGGGCTTTGGAGCGCAACCGGCTCGCTTGGCACTGAGCGGCAGTACCACACGGCGACTTTGCTGGCCAGCGGCAAGGTGCTTGTCGCGGGAGGGCTGAACTACTACGGATCAATACCCAGTGCGGAGCTTTATGATCCGGCGACTGGCCTCTGGAGCACAACCGGGTCATTAGAAGCTGCACGAGCGTACCACACAGCTACTCTAGTCAACGGCAAGGTGCTTGTCACGGGTGGCGGCGGCCACTCTAGCCCGTCCTCCAGCGCGGAATTATATGATCCCACGACCGGTCTGTGGAGCACGGCCGGCTCGCTAGCCAAGGCTCGCAGCAATCACACTGCGACCTTGTTGGCAAACGGCAGGGTGCTCATCGCGGGATACGCAGAATATGGCACCGCGGAACTTTATCAAAACACCAGCCCGGCTGGGGATTTCTTTTATTCAGTGCTCAACGGCGCGGCCATCATCACCGGCTACAAGGGCGAGGGCGGCGCGGTCACGCTTCCAAGCACCATCGATGGGTTTCCAGTCACCAGTATCGATGATAGCGCGTTTTATGGCTATAGCAACCTGACGAGCGTGACGATACCTCCCAGCGTGACCAATATCGGCAATCAGGCGTTCTCCGGTTGTAGCGGCCTGACCAGCGTGACGATTCCTGCAAGTGTCACCAGCATCGGCAATCAGGCGTTCTCCGGTTGCAGTGGTCTGAGCAGTGTGAACCTTCCCGAATCCTTTCTGACCGACATCGAATACATCGGCCTAACCGGGCAGGTGGCCGCAAACACCTTGATTCAGGGAGTGGCCAATAATCTCGGTGGAAACAGTGCTTTCATGACGGAATTCACCAACGCGGTGCTTTCCCAGAGCGGCAACTACGGACTTCCCACCAAGACGGATTTGAGCAGCGCTGTCGCCCCGCTGGCCAGTAAAACCGAGCTCGCCGCGGAGGTGGCCTTATTGGCGAGCAAAGCTGAGCTTGAGCAGCTGGTGACGAAAACAGAACTCAGCACCGGGCTTGCTCCTCTCGCCACGAAGACCGAGCTGGGTAACAGCATCGCGCCCCTTGCCACCAAGGAAGAACTCACCTCAACGGTCACAGATGCCACGGCAACCCTTGCCACCAAAACGGAACTGAGCACAGGCCTTGCGCCATTGGCGACCAAAACCGAAGTGAACAGCGGCATTGCCCCGCTTGCCACCAAGGAAGAACTCACCTCAACGGTCACGTCTGCCACGGCGCCGCTCGCCACAAAGACCGAACTGAGCACAGGCCTTGCGCCATTGGCGACCAAGACCGAACTGAACAGCGGCATTGCCCCGCTTGCCACCAAGGAGGAACTCACCTCAACGGTCACGGCTGCCACGGCACCGCTTGCCACCAAAACGGAGCTGGCCAGTCAGATTGACGCGTTGGCGCAGAATCCGGAATTTGTCGCGGCCTTGGCGAAGAACCCGGCCTTTTTAACAGCGCTGGCGAATCAGATTAGCGCGGGACCGAATCAGTATGGCCTCGCGATCAAGCAGAACCAGACTCTGCTTTTCCCGGTGATTCCGACGCAAATCTACCGGCTCAATAAAACGCTGAGACTGGCCGCCACTTCTTCAGCCGCGCTGACTCCGATCACCTACAGCAGTTCCAACTTGGCGGTTGCCACGATTTCCGGCAACATCGTGACGCTCAGGGGCAAAGGCAGCACGACGATCACCGCCTCGCAGGTGGGCAACGGTCACTACAACCAGGCGTCGGCGGAGCAAGTGCTGGAGGTGAAGTAGGCGAGAGTTTTCCTGAAAGAGGTCGGATTAGGCATTTCAACAAAAGTCTCTCTCCCGCTCGTTTGGAGGGCCAATTGCTTCACCGACACGCGCGCCAACAAGATCTTCTTCACCCTCGAATGCCTTTACAGCATCGAGAACCAGCCAAAGCGCTACTTCCGCGTGAAGCGGAATTGAGCACCATCGAACTTTTCATCCCCGGAGTCCAACACCCTCTCTCGGCAAGACCGGGAGAGGGTGTTCCATTTTGACATGGAGGCATCGGCATGACCATGGCATCGGAAATCCTCGCCGACCTCCACCACCTCCTCACCGAGCATGGCGTGACGGCCCGGTGGAAAAACCTCGACCTGCTCGTGCTCGTCAGCCGCGTGCGCAACGAACAGCAGATCGACATGGGCGGCTTCGTCGAATCACCGGACCTCAGCCTGCGGGTCCCGAAACTGGCATTCCCGGACGCCTTGCCGAAGTTCGGCGAACGCATCGAGGTGGACGGCACTGCATACCGCATCAGCCGGGTCTCAAAGCATCCGCGCTCCCCGCTCCTCACCCTCAGCCTATCCTCGACCGATGAATGACGGCGCGATCCGCTTCACCGCGAAGCTGAAGGGAGCGTTCACCGTCGCCCGCCTACTACGCCGCTACCCGGACAAGGTGGGACGGACGCTGTTGTCCCTGGTAAAGCAGGAGGCGCGCGGGCTATCTGTCGAACTCGCCCGCAACACCAAGCCCTTCGGGTTTTCGGAAAAGGCGAAGCAGCGCGGTGAGAAGTCCGTCGCCAAGGACATCGGCGGGGTGTTCGCGTTGCCGTCAGACGCCTTCAGGGAGATTCGCAAGTCCGATCCCGTGGCGGCCGACCGGTTCTGGGCCAACATCCAGAAACGGCGCTTTTCACGGGCGGAGAACAACCTGCGCCAGACGAGTTCCGGCTGGAAAGACCTCACCGTCGGCCGCCTCGATCCGAAACTCCACCGCTGGGGGCAACTCGGCGGATCCAAGCCGAAGCAGATCGTCACCAGCGCCAAAGCCCGGGAGACTTACATCACCAGGATCCAGAAGCGGGTCGGCTTCGCCAAGGGGTCCTGGCTCAATGCGGGCAAGGGCATCGGCGGGCGCATCCGCGGGGCGGTCCAGTGGGCGACGCGCCACAAGCAGTCGCCGGGATCGGCCACGATCAAGACCGGCGACAACCCGGCCGTCACGCTGGTCAACAAGCTCGACTACATCGAGGACGTCAGCACCCGCAAGGGCATCCAGCTCGCGCTCCAGGTGGCCGCGGGCCGACTCCGCAAGGCGCTCGCCACCTCGCTGCGCAAGATCAACGACGGCGCGAACCGATCGCTGCGAAGACGGTCCGGTTGACTCAGGCGCATCGGACAAGATGCCAAACCTGATCGAAGACCGCTTGTCGTCACTCCTGGCCGAATGGATCGACACCCACCGCCCCGAGGGATTTCCCGGGACCATCCCCGTCCACGTCGCCCGCCGCGATGAAATCCGCACCCGTCCCTGCGTGGTCATCGACACCTCGGAATCCAAACCGGTGCCGGCGATGCCGCATACCGCCCGCGTGAAACTCGATGTGCATCTGTTTTCCCAGGTGGACGACACGCCTGCGGAACTCCACGCCGGATGGGCGGGCAAGCTCGTTACCCTCCTGCGCGACACGGCAGCGATTCAAGCCGACCTCGATTCGGAAACCTTCGTTCTCCACGACATCATCGAGCGGGAAGGTAGCACTACGCCGGACGAGTCGCGCGGCCGGGAAAGCGTGCTGAGCTACGAGGCCGTCGTCTCCGCCGTCTGATCCGGTTGACACGCCGCACGCGGTCAAATGGCCGCGACTTTCCTTGGCACCACCGGCAACTGGGGCATCCCGAACGATCAGCCGGGAATCCTCATCACCGACCTGTCGTTCGACTTTTCCAACCAGGAGAAGACCGTCCTGGACAAGGCGGGCGAGATCATCGGCCTGTCGCTCTACCAGGAGAAGGTCGAGATCAAGCTCTCGGGCCTTGTCGCCAAGACCTCGTCCTTCAGCGGCAAGATCGGCGCGGCCATCGCCCTCGCCAACGCGATCCCGGGCCACCTCCAGCAGGCCGGCGGCACCACGATCCTCATGCAGGTCAGCCGCAGCCTCAACAACGAGGACTTCGAGAAGATCGACCTGACCGCCACCCACTACCCCTTCGTCGCCAGCGGCGGGGCCTGAACCACTCCCTAACCTCCAGACCCAGAGATGAACGCCGTATCCCACCTTTCCTCCACCGCCACCAGCAACACCAGCCTCGCAGCCGCGCTAACGGCAGTGGGCATCCATCTCTCTGAGAAGCCGTTCGTCCGCGTCGTCGGCGACGGCATCCGCGGCGAGCGCACCGTCTGGTTCTTTGACCCACAGAGCCCGTGCGGCAAGTTCCAGACCAAGGAACTGATTGCCGCCTGGCACGACGACGCCTGGCACCTCGCCCATCCGGAGCATCCCTTTGCCTACATCAAGTGCGCCCTGCTCAACCGCGAGCGGCTGGTCGACAAGGTGAAGCGGGACGTGCCGCTGGCCTGCGTGAAGCGCCGGGGCAAGATCGCCTTCATCCCGCTGGATGCTTCGCCCGCCACCGAAGACCTGTTCCTCCGCCACCTCTGATCCCATGGACGACACCGACCGCCAGAAGCTCCTTTCCGCCGCCTTCCTCGACGTGGAAACCATCGTCGCCGGCCACGCGATGCGCCCGCTTTCGCTGGCCAGCTACGACGTGCTGCTCCGCACCGGCAACCCTCTAGTGAAAGGGGAAATGCCCAAGGACGGCACTCCGGAGTTCACCTCCTCGATCATGGGCTTTGTCTACACGCACTGCGCCCCATGGCCCGAGGTGGTCCGCGCCTCGTTCAACGACCAGGGATTCCGGGAAGCCGCCCTGATTTTCTGCGGCGGGCTGACGCCAGACGATTTCCAGACCGCCTTCCAGCGCCTGGAGGCACAGAGCCGCGAGCTGGAGGCGGCCCAGGTCGATCCCGTGTCGGGACTGGCCGGAAAAAAGCCCCTGCCTGCGACGAACCCGGCTTCGTAGCCGCCCAAGTCTTCGCCGTCGTCGCCGAAACCGGCTGGTCCGAGGAACGGATCCTGTTCATGCCGCTGGCGCGGTTGGCTCAGTATCAGCACTGCCTGTTGCGGCGGAATGGGGTGCGGACGAATTGGAGTCAGACGAACACCGGGCTGCCTTCCCTTCGGGAGCAGTTGGAGACGCTGCGGAAAGACTGGAATCCCGCCAATCATGACTAGGCAGGATTTTAGCCTTGCGAACGGACGCTTCCACTGCAACCACTCGGTTACATTCGATGCACACCTCACACCGAAGAAGGTCCCTTTTCAGACCGCGCGCACGCAAAAAAGCGCACTGCAACGCTGCATCTGCCAGCCTAATACGGCAGGCTGCTGTTACAGGTCAAATGCAGCGCGCGGCATAATCACACTGTTAGCCAATAAAACCAAAGACAATCATGAACGAAAGCATCAAAGAGGAGATCCAAGCCCATATCGCAAACCTCGAATTGGAGATTGAACGCTCATTCAGAATCACATCCGAACTCGATCCGAATACCGACATTTACTGGATCATGTTCGGCCATTACAAAGAGACCAAGATTTATCAGCAAGAACTCAATGCATTGCTTGAGCGCCTTTAACTCGCTCGTCTTCTCCCACCAATTTCCTTGAATAATATGAAAATTTTTTCACTTTTTCTTTTCACGACTATCTCCGCATCTGCCGCCGTCAACATCATCGACTCTACTTATGGTGCGGGGGCTGGTAGTTTTGAGCTTGGAGACTACTCTCAGAATAGTGGCAATGCCGCCAATTACATGAGGTTGACCAATAGTTCGACAACAATCACAGGATGGACTGTGGGAGGCCCCGATGGAATCGATTGGATGAGCACACCTTCCCATTTAGGATACGATGGCATTCACAGCATTGACCTGAGCGGTGCAAGCCATTTTGCTGCATCCAGTATTGGATCTGTCACTACTACTATTCCGACTACCGTAGGAGCAACCTACGATATTTCCTTTGTAGCTTACATTTACGGTCCTGATCCGGTGACTGGTGTTGTGACTGCTGGTAACCTCAATCAGGAGTTTTCGCCAGGAAGCACCTTGGATACAGTCAATCCGCCTTGGACGGCCTTTCAGTATTCTTTCATTGCCCTCAGCAACTCCACCGACATCACGTTCATTACCTACAATGGTGGTGGATTCGGTCCCGTGATCGACAATGTGGTTGTGGCTATCCCCGAGCCATCATCATCAGCATTTCTCTGTGTTATCTTTGGATTGGGCCTATTGACGAAGCGGAGTCGCCCCCAAAATCGAAGAGGCTAACACGTCGCGGCTGGGCAACCCCTACTAGCCCCTCTGTTCTCGATGTTTTCACGTAGCTCCAACCTCAACCCCGCGTTCAATGTTGGCCCCCGCTAGTGGGGTTGCCAGCGCTTGGACGTTTGCCAGAAAATAGATGTCGCGATACTACCGAGGTTATCGACGCCGTAGCTATTCGCGCAGCTACTGGCGACAGCACAGCTCAGAGCGGGATCAGCTTTCCGCAGCCGTGGGAGGAATCGACAAGGACATCGAGCGAATCTTCCTGAACCTGCCTACCCACAAGCTCGAATCAGTTTTCATGCGTTACGGACGTGAACACGGCAGTTCAGCCCTTTCCTATGCTCGGAATACCTACCCAAGCTGGAAGAGCGGTGCGGTGCGGATGAGTGGCATGGTCGCCCAGCGGATACTTAATCTCGTTCCGACTGTTCTCGATTCCGATATCCGTTTCGACCTCGTCAAGAAGGTCAGAGACGCACACCGCACCAAGGTCAACAAGCATGTCCGATGCGAGCCGCATGAGTGGCGCACGAAGGTTGCGCCAGAAGTCGGAGAACTACTCGCCTCAAGTAGCCGATTTCAGCTTCCCGCATCTGCTGTTAGTCGCATCCGGTGGCTCGCGGACGGCGACTCTCAGGCTGCACAACGACTCCTTGCCGCGGCCGAGGAGGAGGAGGCCATCGCCCGACTTCGCCACCTCGAACTTGAGTTTCGGCGGATTGACACCCTGATTCAGAGCGTGCAAGGGCAGAAGACGATCTCCCACACCATCGAATTGCCGCAGGGCACCATCCATGTGTCGATTGGTGAGCCGGCCAAGGCGGGCTGCCTTGCGATTCTTTGTGTTTTTCTGATTCCGGCTCTGATACTCTTCCGACCATGAGCGACAAACGCGACAATCTACCAATCAAGCGAGAGGGATTCTCCCTTTCTCAGCCCGGCAGCCTTTTGGACGAAGCTCTCTCCAAGCTGCCGAAGGAGCAACAAGAGCGGCTTCTCGGGAAGGCCATCGAGAAGCGACTCGATATCGACGAAGAAGCCAAGAGGGCTGACCTGCGCTACCAGGCTAGCTCGATGGACATGGTGAACACGATTCGACAAGTCAACTCGCTCGAACAAAGCACCAAGAGCGACTACACCGTGCGCGCCGAATATCAGACTGCGAGCGGGAAGACCAACGTTGAGGTCAAGAAGTCGAACAATACCGTCATCATCGTGATCGCAATCGTTATTGGGATCATAATTCTCCTCATGTTCGCGAACTGACTACCGATGCCAACCGAAGTAACAGTTCATCCGACGGCGAAGATTGCGCTCACCGCAGTATTGATTGCAGTGGTAGTCGGAGGGGGACTTGTCGGCATCAAGCGCCTTGTCCACGGTTCGCAGACTGAGGACTCGATGATTCCTCCCTCAGCGATCAGGACTGGCGAGGTCGGTGCCTTGTCTCAATTTCTTTTGCCTGTGGTTCGAGTTCCTGTCAGCCCCGAGGCACATGAGCACGAGTGGACCGAAGCTTTGGCCGCCACCCTCGACGGGCGGACAGAGGTTGCAACTGACCACGGGCGGATCGATGTGGTGACCGATAGATTCGCCATCGAGGTTGATCGATTGGCGAAGTGGCACGAGGCGATAGGACAAGCGAGCCATTACGCGGAGACAACCAAGAAGAGACCAGCCATTGCTCTAATCGTTCTCCCCGGTGAAGGCGTGGAGAAGTTGGAACTCATCGAGGACACATGCGACAGCAAGGCGATCAAGCTGCTAATCCTGGAAACCACCAAGGCACAATCGGGCCCCGGGGAGTAGTGAACTCCCCAGTCCCACACCACCCTGCGTCCGGCTCCGTACAGGGCGGTTCCGATCAGACACGGGCATCATTCCTTTTGTGCAGAACGATCCAAGGAGGCTGCTGGGAGTTGACGCCCCACCCGGCACATGAGCGCCCTGACCGTCACCCTTGGAGCCGACATAACCGCTCTGAAGCGAGCGATGGCCGGTGCCACCGAGCTGGTCGGCGCGTCGGCCCGGCGGATGGGCAGACTCACGGGCGCGGGACTAGCAAGGCTTGGCAAGGGTGGTGCCGCTGCCTTGCAGGAAGGCTTCAGTGTCGCGGGTACGGCGTTCAAGGCCTCCATCGGTGCGGCGATGGCCGGCGGGGCTGCCGCGGTGGGTGTCGGCATGAAAGCGGTCACGGCTGCCGCCGATTTCGAACAAACCAAGGTCGCCTTCACGACTCTTATCGGCGACGCGGCCAAAGCGGAGCAAACCCTCGGCAAGCTCCGCGAACTCGGGGCCAAGACGCCGTTCGAGTTCCCGGAGCTGGCGGATGCCGGCCGCAAGCTCATCGCCTTCGGTGAATCCGCCGACTCCGTGCCCGAAACCCTCCGCCGGATCGGCGACGTGTCCGCGGGCGTGCAGGCGCCAGTCAACGAGATCGCGGAACTCTACGGCAAGGCGCGGGTCCAGGGGCGACTCTTCGCCGAGGACATCAACCAGCTCACCGGCCGCGGCATCCCGATCATCCAGGAACTCGCCAAGCAGTTCGGCGTGTCGGACTCGGAGGTGAAGAAGCTGGTGGAATCCGGCCAGGTCGGCTTCCCGGCCATCGAGCGGGCCTTCGTTTCGATGACCTCCCAGGGCGGCAAGTTCGCCGGGATGATGGAGGCGCAGGGCAAGACGACCGGCGGCCTGTTTTCCACGCTGAAGGACAGCATCAACGAGGTCTTCCTCACCCTCGGCACCCCGATCAACGACGCCATCCGTCCCCTTGTCGAGCAGGCCATCGTACTGGTCCAGCAACTCACTCCCCTCGCAACCGAGGCGGGCAAGCAAATCAAGGAAGCGATCCAGCTCGTGATCGCCGCCTTCAAGAGCGGGCAGTTGCTCGACCTCGTGGCATCGTCCCTCAAACTCGGCTTCGCGGTGGGCGTGAACGCCTTGGTCAACGGCTTCCGCGCCGCCATTGAGTTCTTCTGGAACCTGATCACCGACGGCGCGATGTGGAAGAGCCTCGGCACCACGCTGCTCGGATTGGTGGCCGGCTTCGGTGCCGCGCTGCTCAACGCGTTCCAGACGCCCATCGTCTATCTGCAATCCGGCATGGAATGGGTGATCGCCCACCTGCTCAAGGGGCTGCTCAAGATCCCGGGGATGGACGAGCTGCTCGGCTTCGAGGCGGGCGATGTGGAAACCAACTTTGGCAAAATCCTCAAGGATCGGCGGGAATCCGGCGCGGAGCTGTTCGGCATGAACTTCAAGGAGATGGCCGAGGGTGCGAAGGGACTCATCGGCAACGGGGCACCAAAGCTCGGCGAACGGGTGGCGGAGGCGGCACGCAAGGCGGGCGAATCCACCGGCAACGAGCTCATCGACACCCGCGGATTGCGGGACAGCTTTGGCAAGGTGGTGAAGTCGATTCGCGAGACGATACCCAAGGCCGAGGAGGCCGCCAAGACGGTGGCCGCTGCGGGCAAGGTCAGCGGCAGCGCGCCGTCAGCCGCAAAACCCACCGCCTCATCGCTCGCCCCCATCGTGACCTCGCTCGGCAAGGTCGGGGGCGGCGGCTACTCGACCGGGGCCCTGGACGCCCAACGCGAAAACAACCGGCTGACCGGCGAAACCAACCGGCTGCTCAACGATCTCAACCGGCGGGTCGACAAGCTCGGAGGCGGCGGCCAGGCGGCCTTCGGTTGACGCCGTGCCCCGGCCAAGATGCCGAGACACGTTGCCATCCAGCCGGGACGCCTCTACCCGCAGCCGGGCTACTCCCTCCAGATCGACAAGGAGGGCAAGTGGACCGCGACCCAGATCTTCCTCTGCCATCGGAGTTCCGCCGTCGCCCTGATGCCACGGCCGGGCACGGTCCATCCCGAGATCAACTTCATCCAGGTCTCGCAGGTCACCGCCAGCTTCACCGAGGGCGACCTCGCGGAAATCACCTGCCAGTATGCCGGGGCG